AGGAACAAGGCCGCCAATCCATCCGCCTAAAGCGTCGTTAAGAATGTTTGCCAAGTCATCAGTAGTAAAGACACTACCGCCAGTAATATCGCCCCAAACGCTAGAAACTGCATCTCTAGCTTGCTGTACTTTATCTTCAAACCAGCCAGTAGGATCTTCTAAAAAATCTTCTAAGCTTTCGCCAGCTTCAACAATCCTGTCTTCTAAATCCTTCCATGTAATATCAACCATACCCGGAGGTATAGGAAGGTTTAAGCCGGGTATTGAAAAGATTGCTCCAATATTTACACAGTCTTTCCAGCCGGGATACGGATCGCCACCATCAGGATCAGGTACAGAGCCAGTCCAAGTTTCACAATCTCTAGCGGTTGCAGATACAGACCGCCAAATACTTTCGATAAGATCTTTGGCATCTTCAACACTAGTAGGGACTGCTTGACCTGCCGCTTCAATCATCGAATTGATGATGTTTACATCTTCTTCTGTAATATCTGGATTATCAGCAAGTATTTGTTCAAACAAACTAGGGTCATCTGTTGTTTCTGACCCTAAAACATTACCTCGCAAAGAATTCCAATACTCTGTTGCTCCGGGAACATCAAAAATAAACTCAGGCTCAAAACTTAAAAATTCTTCTTTTGTTATTTCTCCAGCTTCATACTGATTAAATAAATCTTCAAGCTCTTGAAGCTCTTCTGCAAGATAAACACGATCAATATCGTCATCATCTAAATCTTCAATATATTGAGCTATTTGCTGAACAAACCCATTCCAAACAGCAAAAGCTTGTTCTTCAAGATAAGCTAAATAATCTTCGTAGCCATCCTCTTCTAATCGATCCATTTCTTCAGCAGGATCTATTTCTGCAATGCTGTCTATATAAGCAAGAAAATTAAATAAATCATCTTGTGATGTGTCTACACCATCATCATCAAAGCTATCATTAAAATTTATTTGAGATCCTATCTCTGCCATTGTTTTGTTATAGGTGTCTACAAAACGTGTTCCTGCATCTCCATATTCCGACAACTCAAAACTTTGAAGTTGTTCGTAAGTTATATTTCCATTTAAAAAATCGTTAACAAGGCCGGCAAATGTTGCTTGATCTTCAAGAAGCCACTGCATTTCTTGAGGCAAACTATCAAAATACTCACTATCTAGCTGGTCTTGGCCGGTAGGATCGTTTTGGCCAAAGTAAGCATTTAATATATCTGCAATAGCGTCCGGGTCTGTTATTTCACCCGGAACATCCATGTCGATTCCATCATCAAAACTTTGCGTTTGTATAGAATCCGTAGTTTTTTCAGTTAGCATACCTGCCGGAGGATTAACTTTAGGCTGATTAGACACATCCCTATTTGGGCTTACAGGCATATACCCAACAGGAGTAACCTCAAAAAGTTGTCCATCTACTTCAAAGATGTCGCCGTATCTCATTTACTTTTCCCTTGATACGCCTTTTGTTTTTTCATAAGAACGCATAGCACCAAGACCTAACATACCCATTAACACAGGCATCATCCCACTGAGATCCAAAGCCGGAACAATGACACTAGAATTACTAACGACGAGTACAAAGTTAGCCATAGGAATAAACAAATAATTACTAGCCAAACCAAGGCAACATACCCAGCCGACAGCAGGTCGCCAACCAGCAACAAACATTGACTTATGTGCGGCTTCAACCTTGTTAACGTCAAGCTGGGCTTTAGCCAGTTCTTGAGCGTGTTTTTGAGCCATTGTAGCGACATCATGAGCAAGCCTAGCCTTCTGGTCTTTGTCTTCTATAAACTTGTCTAGAAGACTTGTGATTGGCCCTATGAGCTGATCTATCATCTAGCAAACTCTAAAACAGCAATAGCCAGAGTGATAATTACTGACAAAGAAGCAAAACCCCCTGTCATCATTTTTTCTAAACGATCAAAACGCTTGCTGTGTTCGTCAAGCTGTAGCTGAATCATTTCGTACCGCAAGGCACACTCAGCTTCGTGTTTGTCTAAACGTGCCAATGCTTCGTCTACAGAGTTCATGACTACCCCTTATTGTTTACCAAGGCATACCGTCAGCAGTAACAGGGTTCTTCTGTGCTTCGATATTTGCCGTTAGAGCTGCCTCAGTTGCCGCCTGATCGACTTCAGCCCATACCCAGCCCAATACGTCAGCTTCGGTTAAGTTGTCGTAGGCAACGAATGAGGGGTCAGAGGCGTCAGGTGTAAAGCCTACTGTGCCGTATGCAGAGGCAGAGTAGTCTCCGTCCATTTCAGTAACACGCCAGTGTGCAACGGTTACACCGCCGTCTGCCACGTTACGCTCAAGGTTTGCGATAGTCCATGTAGCCATTGTTATGCTCCAAATACTGCGTTGCAGATAGCCTGTACGTTAGAAGGTTCTGATGACCAGTCGTCGCCAGAGTTAATTACATGACGGTGATACGACTGTGAAATCACAGCACCGTCTTCGAGTACACGAGTAGCAGTGCGTACTTGAACGACAGAGCCGTCCTCTGTAGCTACTACTTCGATCTTGTCTGCTACTGTTTCTTTAGTTAGTGACATTGTTGTCTCCTTAGTTAGTCCAGCCCCAGAGTCCACTGAGGCTATTAAGAGTTCGTTGGATAAGAAAATTGGATACGCAGTCGTGAGTTTGCCACCAGATCAGACGCTTGAAGTAAAGAACTGTCTGGGAATCCTGTTGAAAGGTCTTTATGGATCTTAAACTCCGTGTTCCCGCTTGCAAACCTAACAGACAGACTATCTTCAGCGTTTGCAATTTGCTGTTTAAATCCAATTGACACGGCAAGGACATCGACGCTGTTTTGAGCGTTAAAGGTAAAAGGCAATCCAGTAACACTTAAATCTCCGTCTGTGGTTCCACTGGGAGCCGTGCTTGTATCAATGTTTAACATCATATCTACAAACACTCTATTTCCTATTTTTGTGTAGGAACCTTTTTGCTTGTTATACGTAAATGTATAATCGCCTCCGCTAAACGCAGGAGTAAACGTCCCTTCTTCGTAGTCGTCTAGTTTGTTTGCCGCCGCAGTACCGCCGAGGTACGCACCGCCTGACAGGTAGAGGTCTTTGAAGCGTGAATTACTAACCCCTAAATCGATCACCGCATCGTTTACGGTTCCATTATCTACGCAAGGGCTAATTGCATTGTTATCGTCAAAGAAGCGCAATTTATGGTCGCTTAAGCCAATAAGCAAATCGCCAGCATACACACCAATTTCTCCGACTGCTGTGTTGTTCTTGCGGAACTCTGCAATGGTGCCGTCAGAGGTCGTGCGGTTAAGTATTAAGGACTGAGTACTGCTAGTAGTAGCTACAACTTGGCCAGTATCTTTAGCCTCAAAACCAACGGTGGTTATAGAGTCTTGAGAGGTTTTCCCCACGAGCAAGTGTCCGCCGGAGGTAATGCGCATGGCTTCGTATGGAGGAGTAGAACCTGCGTTACTTACCTCAAAGCCCATTGCCATAGTATTTGAATAATCTGCGGACTGTATGGCAGTTATCCGTACAGCTTTGTCGGTGTCTGCTGTATGTTGTAATCGGATGCCTGATTTGAAACCAGCGCCACCTACACCGGCTGTTTGAGACTGAAAGTTAGCAACATCAATGTTGGAAGACGAAGTAACTGTTGTGCCGTCATATACGTGCAGTTTTTGGCTTGGAGAACTCGTACCGATCCCGACGTTACCGCTGGTGTCGATGCGCATACGCTCTGTAATTGTAGAGCTTCCATCCCAATGACCAAACTGCATCGCTTGACCATCAGGTACAGAGAAGTCACCAAAGCCGCCATCAGCTAAAAAAGAAGGTGTAGAATCTGAGCTTACGCTGTGCACTCTTGCTGTAGGCGAGGTTGTGTTAATTCCAAGATTAAGGTTCGTCGCATCCCAAACAAGTTTTTTTACAGAACCTGCCGTATTGTATAACGCAAACTCTCCATCAGAGTGATCTATAGCTAACCGAAGTTTATTAGTTGCAAGGTCATCAGTTGTACTTTGTATTTGAAAAATACCCGATGTATTCCTAATTCGGGCATTAAGGTCGGTTGTGTCAGACTCTATAAACTCAATACGAGGAGTTGTGCCTCCAATCGAAGTCTTAAAGTCTACATTTAGGTTATTGACAGTAATGTCGCCATTCACATCAAGGGCTGTAGCAGGCGAATTTGTACCAATACCCAAAGACTCCGCAGAAGCATCCCAGAACAACTTCGGAGTCGTGCCAGTGTCTTCGTAGAAGCTGATGTCGCCGTTGGCGGCTATGTTTAATCTGCTTACTGGAGACGAACCATCGGCTGTTTTAAAGTTAAGGTCTGTATCTAGTGTAGAGCCTGACACATGGCTTCCGGAGGCTATTGCTGATATGGAAGCAGACGTGTTTTGATTGCCTAAATCGAAGCTATCAAAGTTAATACCGCCAACAACATTACCGCTGACCACATTGCCTGTGCCGCCACGAAGTGTAAGTTGATTAGTAGTGTTTCCAGACGTTGCAGAGGAATTTATGGCAACACTACCATCCGAAGTCAAACCGTCGCCAACAATCGTCCCTGTAACATCGATGCCTGTGGAGGTTGTCTCTAGCTTTTTTGACGCATTGTAATATAGGTCAACGGAGCCACCTGCATTCGCAAACAGCATATTATCGCCATTAGTATTTTCAAGTTGTACTGCGGCGTTAGCCCGTATGAGTAAGTTGCCTGTGCCAGCGTCTTGAATACGGCTATTAGACCCATCATGATAAATCTGTAGGTCAGAACCAGCACCAAAGAGGGCCTTGTCGTTGTCGCCGAAGGTTACGTTGCCAGTTGTGCTAATAGACGTAAACGATCCTGAGCCAGCAACAAGACTGTCAATGTTGGCTGTGCCGTCAATAAAGAGATCATTCCACTCTGCGCCGGATGCACCTAAGTTATAAGTGTCGTCAGCAGAAGGAAGAAGGTTAGAAGCAATGTCTGCCGTAACAGTTACAGTGTCTGTAGCGGCGTTGCCCAGAACTGTATTGCCGTTGACAGTAAGCCCGTCAATAGTAACGGTGCCTGTAAATGTGGGGCTTGCGGCGTCTGCTTTGGTAGCGATCGCAGTCGAAATGTTATCGAACTCTGTTTCAAACTCTGAACCACGGATGATCTTGCCAGAGTCACCAGATGGCAATGAGTCTTTTGCCGCAAAGTCAGTAGTCTTTGAATAATTGGACATGGCTAAGTTTCCTCTTGCCTAGCTAATGAGAATGAGAAAGGGGGCCATAAAGACCCCCAGAAGTTTCTTATGCAGATGGTACTGCGAGTACGAAACCAGCTTCAGGACGATATACCTGGACACCATACAAGCAGTCAGCCGTATACAGAGTCGAGAGGTATTCCTGCTTATACTGAGTTTGCGAACGTACAGACATTTGCTCCGCAAGAACAATCGCATCGCGGTGAAACAGCATAGCCGCGCGAGTGTCTACAGAAGATGCAGTGTTCTGAGCCGCAGTCTCGATAGTTGCACAGTTAGCTGAGACGTAAATGTCTACACCGTACAAATTACCGATAAGGCCAGATTGAACTGCTTGACCTGATACAAAGTCAGAAGACACATAACGGTCAATGCCCATGATCGCATTGCGAGTTGCAGGTGGAATAACAAGTACACGATCTTCCATTGGTACGTTGTTGTCATCCATCTTCTGGATCATGTCACGGAAGAATGAATCAGTAAAATCATCACTAGCTACAAGATTGTCGTCGGTGTACTGAGTAGTTGTACCGTTATTATTGAAAAAACAACCTGTGTGCTGGTAGTCGGTTGGAGCCGCGCCAAACACAACAGCGCCGCCATTGCCGAAGCCAGTACCGCAAGAGTGCAGATCGTTGTCGATCTTAACAGCAAGCGCATAACCAGCATCTTCAGTGTAAAACTGACGAAGGCTAGAAAGAGCCTGTACTTCAACGATGTCTTCGATGAGTCGTGAATACTCAAAGTGACGGTCGATGTCTACAGTCAATTCGCCTTCAGTGTTAGCGATGATAGTAACAGCTGTATCAGCGGCTTTAGCGTTAGCATCACCACGGATAGGCTTAGGGATGTGAAGCTTGTCGCCTTTCTTGCCAGACATTGCGATCTTCTTGACAAGGGGAGCCATCTTCAGGTTCTTTTGGTAAGCGGCAATAATCTCATCACTCCAGATTTCTGGGATGAAAGTAGCCGCTTCAGTCTTTGCCGTAAAACCGGCCGTGCCGGGATAAGTTGCAGTAGCCATGTCAAATCTCCTTTAGATTATTTGACTCGACCCTCTGCGTATGCCTGTAAAATTTCAGGTGATAAGGCTTGATAACGCTCGGGGTCCGTTTTCATAAGTTTAATAATGTCGGCCCTGCGATATGTCTTCTTACGCTCCCCCTCACCACTGCCTCTCGTGTTGCCTGTACTAGCCGCCTTGAGTTGCTGTTTCCGCACCTGTTTCTCAACAGTTGCAGTTTGTTGGGCCACTGTCTTTCGCTCTTTCCAAAGCGAAAACAGCTCATCGGCCGCATCAGCGTTATACTCTTGGTCAGCCTCTACAAACAGCTGAGTCCTAATCTTCGAGGCTTTTATCCAGTCTGCAAA